CGACTTCTTCACACAGTTCGACGAATGGTATGCGTTCGACACTCAAATGGGTTACAACACCTGTTGCTATATTGATCGCATCGCCAAGACTTCGAACAGTATGAGCGAAGCTGACAGGAAACAGGCGATCAACGACGCAGTTGATGAGATTATGCAGTTCAACCTGACCGGAAACTACGTCATGATCGAAAAAGATGACGATGAAGACGAAGAAAATGATGAAAATGACGAATATGAATAAGAAAATATGGAAAAATATGACCCATCTGACCCCGGGGGGAGTGGCTATTGTGAACCACCCCCACCCCTGAATCGGGCGGCTCTTTGATATTTTTCCGCAGGGAATTTTTGGACAGACTTTTTTACCCAGTTCATTGATATTTGGACCTCTTTGAAAGGGGTGCGGGGCTGTGATTACGGGTGTGGCCATTTTTCAGTGGTTTTGACATCTCCCGCTCCTTTCGATGGTCATATTCGTATGCCAGGCACCCCGTTCAAAGGGGCCCGAAAGTGTGGCAAAAGTCAGTAAGTGCGCAAGACAAGTTCAGGTAAGTGGAGGTGAAGATCACATGCCTAAGATTAAACCCGTTGAAACTCCTACCGAAAGGCGTTATCCTCCGGCTTTGACCGTCGAGGGACGCTTTGATCAGCTGGTTAATCTGGCTGTGGACCTCGCAGAGGAGCGTTTAAGGGATAAATCAGCAAGCAACCAGCTGATTTCCGAGATCATTCGATACGGATCCCAGAAGGAAAAGCTTACTCGAGAGAAAATACAGATGGAAACTCAGATGCTGGCGGCAAAAGCTGATGTCTTGAGAGCTCAGGAGACCTCGACACAGCTTCTCCAGGAGGCCATGAGGGCGATGACCGAGTATTCCCCGACGAGAGACGAGGAAGAAGAGGACTATGACGATGAAGACGAAGATGATTAAAAGATATTCTGAGTTAATTCGTCTTCCAACCGCTGAGGAGCGGTTCAATTATCTCAAACTCCCAGGGACTATCGGAGAGTCAACGTTTGGCTTTAGCCGATACCTCAATCAATCGTTTTACATGTCCAAGGAATGGCGGAAGTTTCGCAGAGAAATGATATTGCGGGACAATGGATGCGACATGGGGCTGCCTGATCGTGAAATACCTAAGGGTGGCAAGATCGTGCTGCATCACATCAATCCACTGACGATGGAGGACATTGAAGAACAGGGGGAAGCTCTGTTTGATCCGGAGAACGTAATCTGCGTTTCCGACCGAACACATAATGCAATTCACTACGGCGATATCTCGCTCTTGGCATCAGAGCCGATTGTTCGCCGACCAAACGACACCTGCCCATGGAAGCAATAAGTGAGGTGAAAGACGATGGAGGAAAGTATACTGAATACGATCAAGAGGATGCTCGGACCGGACGACAGCTATGAAGCTTTTGACACCGAGATCATTATTCATATTAACACCGCCCTGTCAACACTCGCTCAGCTTGGGGTAGGGCCAAGAAACGGATTCAGGATTACCGGACCAGCAGAAACATGGACTGACTTCATCACCGACGGTTCCATTGATTTGGAAGGCATCAAGTCCTACATCTACATGAAAGTCAAAATGATTTTCGACCCCCCGGCAAATTCATTCGTGATGAAGGCCATGGAGGACAGCTGCAAGGAACTCGAATGGCGACTTAATGTTACCGTCGATCCTGGAAAAGACAGGGCTTGAACAAAACGAAAGTTACTTGTAAGAAGCTATGAAAATCAAGATGCTTGCTTTCTCTTCGGAGAGGTTTTTTTTATGCCCAAAATTCATCTAAAGCGAGGTGATCTACGAATGGGTGAATATTACGTTGCCGGGTTGCCTTGCTCTGATGAGCTGTACCATCACGGCATTCTAAAACAGCGTTGGCATGTTCGGCGATTTCAAAACCCTGATGGAAGCTTAACACCGGCAGGAAGAGAGCGATACGGCGTTGGCAAAGAAAGAGCTAAACGTGCTATAAAAAATGCAGGAGCAAAAGCCGGGGCAGCTGCTAAATCCGCGGCCTCTTATGCTGCAAAACGCGAGAAAATGAAGCACCCTTCACTTATGAGTGACGACGAGCTTCGTAATTATACGCAAAGGCTGATCGCGGAGAAGAACTACAGTGACCTTCTTCGGTATCAAAGGTCTAACAGCGGTCTCGGAAGGGCTAAACAGTATGTGACAGACATACTTAAGCGTGGCGGAGGAACATTAGCTGATGCTGCTTTCCGAAGACTTGCTAACCGGATTTCAAAGTCTAATTCTGAAGCTGCTCTTGAAAGACTGCAGAGAGAGCAAGCGAAGCAAAATATTCGTGATCAACTTGAAGATCATGAGCGGAAGCGTCAAATTGACATGCTTACACAGCAGAATAGGATTAGCGATTTGCAGGATCAGCTTGCCGATGATTCTACTTCTCAGAAAAGGGAACTCGAGAGATTGCAGCGTGAATCTCAAATCTCTAATCTGCGTAATCAGCTTGATCAAAATAACATTGACATGCAGAGGCAGATTAATGAGCTCACGCAGCAGAAGCAACTGAAGGAACTGCAGAAGGCTCTTGATCCGAATAAGAGCGGGAATGCTATTGCTGCTGCTATGCGAACGATCAGTGACCCTACAGCGACTGCAAGTCAGATAAAGGATGCTCAGTCCCTTCTTGCCGCTTACAATAGAGGTCGAGCAGCGGTAAATACAATACTTTCGGCTAATGAAAATCAACCTGTTTCACAGCAATTTAGGTCTACTCAGCAAATAAGTAGAGATCAATTTGTCAATCCTAATATTGGTAACTACGATTTCAATCGAGATGACGTGACAACACTTCGTGGCAGAGCACAAAATCAAAATACAAATCCCGCTCCTGTGCCGCAGCCTTCTCCGCAAGTTCAAAATACAAATCCGAATGTAAATCAACCGTCATACGATTTTCCAAGGCAGTATACTCCAGTCGACAGAAGTACCATAAGTAATGTTCCTCAGGATTACAGCAATTACCGAATGAATTCTGTTGACGGAACTAATGGCGGAATGTATGGTGGAAGGCTTTCGGATTATCGAATGAATACTGGAGAACGACAGAGCTCGACATATAATCCGTATGCAGATTACAGAATTCCTCCTGAAGAAGAGATGCGATACGGTAATGGACCGAGAAGGCGCTCTATGCGAGGATAAGAAGGGATAAAAAGATGTCACTATCCAATACAGCGGTTCCGATTTACTATGGCAGATTCCGGGACGCCGTATTGGCTGGCGAGATCCCGGTAAACCAGTACATCGACATGGAGATGCAGCGCATTGATAGGTTGATCGAGAACCCTGGCGTGTTCTACGACGACAAGGCCATCAATGGTTACATCGCTTTCTGTGAGAAAGAACTGACCTTGACCGACGGTTCAGAATTGCGATTGCTCGACTCATTCAAGCTATGGGCCGAGCAGCTTCTGGGCTGGTACTATTACGTTGAGCGCGACGTATGGATCAAGGGCAAGAAGAATAAAAAGGGCAGAACAGTCAAGAGACTGATTAAGAAAAGACTGACAAATAAGCAGATTCTGATCGTTGGGCGAGGTGCGGCGAAGTCAATGTACGCCTCCACGATCCAGGGCTATTTCCTGGTGATGGACCCGGCTACGACGCAACAGATTACAACAGCACCGACAATGAAACAGGCCGAAGAGGTGCTTTCTCCGCTCAGGACCGCGATTGTCCGGGCAAGAGGACCTTTGTTCAAGTTTCTTACAGAGAGCTCGATACGAACATCAAGGCATTCATCTGTTTCTCAGGCCCTGCTGCAGTCTACCAAGAAGGGCGTGGAGAATAAGGTTACCAACTCCATACTGGAGGTCAAGCCTATGGAAGTGGACAAGCTTCAGGGCTTGCGATGCAAGGTGGCCAGCGTCGACGAATGGCTTTCCGGCGACATACGCGAGGATCCTATTGGCGCTATCGAACAATCCGGCGCAAAAGGTCTCATCGAGGATTACGTCATCATCGCCATCAGTTCCGAGGGGACTGTGCGAAACGCGGTGGGCGATACAATCAAAATGGAAATGGTCGACATCCTTCGGGGTAAATACGACAACCCCCATGTCTCGATCTGGTATTATCGACTGGACGACGAGAAGGAAGTGGCCGATCCTGATATGTGGGTTAAAGCGAACCCCAACATCGGCCAGACCGTTTCATACGAGACCTATCAGCTTGAGGTTGAGCGCGCTGAGCATGTCCCGGCCGCAAGAAACGACATTCTCGCAAAGCGCTTTGGCATTCCAACCGAAGGCTTCACGTATTTCTTTACCTATGAGGAAACGCTGCCTCAGAGCCGAAAACTCGATTACTGGGGTATGCCGTGTTCTCTTGGCGCGGATCTTTCAATGGGCGACGATTTCTGTGCATTTGCTTTCCTGTTTCCCCTTCCAGATGGATCGTTTGGCATCAAGACAAGGTGCTATATCTCAATGCTCACCTATCAAAAACTCATACGGGCCATGCGGATTAAATACGACGAGTTTATTGAAGAGGGCAGCCTGATCGTCATGGAAGGCTCGGTGCTTGACATGATCGAGGTTTATGAGGACCTTGATAAGCACATCATCGAGAAAGAGTACGACGTGAGATCGTTTGGCTTCGACCCGTACAATGCCAAGGCATTTGTCGAGCGCTGGGTTCAGGAGAATGATCCCGGCGAGAATTACATCGAGAAGGTTCCGCAGGGCGCGAGGACAGAATCGGTTCCGCTTGGAGAACTCAAGAAGCTTTCCGAGAGCGAAATGCTGTTGTTTGACCAGGAGCTTATGTCGTTCTGCATGGGAAACTGTATTGCTCTGACTGACACCAACGGAAACAGAAAACTGTATAAGAAGAGAAACGATCAGAAGATTGACAGCGTAGCCGCCACGATGGATGCTTACATCGCTTACAAGCTCCACAAGGAGGAGTACGCTTAAAACCTATCCCTCAAACGGAGGTGCATGAACGTGGGAAAATACTACGTCGCTGGCATTCCATTTGACAGCGAAAATAGCCTTTCACACCATGGTGTTAAGGGCATGGAGTGGAACAAGCATAAGTTCGGTTTGGACGCCGATACCCGCTTTATCAAGTGGATCAATCCGAACGACATAAATGTCGGCAGTTATGGCAAGTATGGCAAAATGGCAGAAGCTGCAGCCAAACAAAAGTACGGTGCAGCGGCTCCTACTCCTAAAGGACG